CTTGTTCCACTAGATATATTACTACCTTTTTCTGTTCTAATAGGTAAAGATAATTTAAGGGCTAAGGCTGTAACTTGTGGGCTTTCTTGTGTATTGTTAGAAGTCATTTTTAATCTAAATTTAACTGCTCTTGCAACAAAATCTCCAGCTTTGAAGTCTTGGAATGAAGTATAAGTAGAGGCATCTTGAGAAGTAGATATTTGTAATATTGCATTAGTATCTACTGACGCATTTTGACCACCATCAAACAAACCTTGTCTTGCATCAAAATTACCAGAAGCAGAATCAAAGTTATTTACAAAGTTAATATTATTTACAATAAATGAATCTAAAAGAACATTGAATTTTAAAACAGAATTAAAATCAAAAGCATTTGCAAAATCATAAGTACCAGAAGAAACTATTGTACCATTCCCACCATCAAAGAATCCTAAAGCATCATCAAAATTTCCACTAATGCTATCAAACAATGCTGTATCTAATTGTAATGTACTATCAATTGCACTTGTATTTGATTTAGTTCCTGTAAATGCAGAGTGTTCTGTTAGTGTTTGTACTGATTCTATTTTTTCTGCTAACACTTGAGCCGATATAACTTGACTTGCAAAGTTTGTTGATCTTATTCCAAATTTATCTACAGCTTTTATAAAATATTTTCCTGTACCTACAAATGGAGTAGTAATACTTGTTGCTGGTCGTCCTATTCTTGGAACTAATACAGTTGTGTTTGCATAAGCTGTTTCACTTGTATTTGAAGTAAATCTAATTTCATAAAAATCAAGATCAAGGTTTGTTACAGCATCAAATGTATGGTGTAATTTATCTCCAACAACATCTATTGAATAATTTTGTACATCATCTGGTGGAGTAAATGCACTATTAACTTCGTGTTGTGTTGTAGTAAATGCACTTTTAGCACCAATAGAATTTATTGCTCTACATCTTATGTCATAAATTGTACCCTCTTTGACAGGATATTTTTCTACAATTTTATTTGAACCTCTACGCATTAATCTAAATGAACTTGTAGTAGATTCTTTGTATTCAACTTCAAAATCATTAACAAAAGAATCTGAACTTGTAATAGTAACAATTATTTTAGAAACTACTGAACCATCAAATAATTCAAACAATTCATCTGATACTGATATTGCTGGTGCTTGTACTGAAAATGGATTAGGTAAATTAGTAGCTGGTACTGTTGGTGCTTGAGTTTTAGTTGCAAAAGTATAATGACTAGCTTGATATTCCACTAAAGATAATGCTACTGTTAAATCTTCATTAAAAGTAATTCCAAGAACTCTAAAAGGTTTTGCAGAAAATCCTAATGAACTGTGTGTGATATTTACTATATCTCCAATGGCTAAATCGTAACCATTAAAGTCAACATTAATTCCTAAAGTTAATGCTTCTCTACTTCTTCTTAGTATTATTTCTGCCATTTCTTCTGCTTGATAAGTTGAAGTCAATGTTGAAAAGGAAAATCTACCCTCAAGCAAAAAACCACCATCAGCACTTTTCATAGTTGCGTGTTGATCTGCTGTAGGTAAACTACTATCATTTATTGGTGGGAACTGTGCTTCATCAACTTGGTAATTACGATCAGGATTTACATAACCAACTATAACTCTATTGTATCTATCATTTTTTGTTGGTGTAGATAATGAATAACCACCTATTATATTATCTTCTGTTAATGTAATAGATGCACTGCCTGTTGTTTCAATAACTAAATTATATTTACCAGCATTGTAAGGAAGATAACCTCTACAACCTTTTAAAAGTTCTCTTACGTTATCTAAAATATTTCTTGAAGTATCTAATGCTGTATTTGTATCAAAAATATTTATATCACTTCCACCAGCAAAAGGTGTTACTTGAGTTTCACATACTTGTGAAGCATCAAAAAAACTTTGTAAATCTATTTCGTCTATAGATAATCCTTTTCCATATCTAGTATTAGTTAAGTAATCTAATAAACACCATGCTGGATTAGTTTTATAAGATGGAGATTGTTCTACTAAACTAGAGTTATAAGTTCTAACTTTTTTACCTTGTATTTTAGCTTGTACTCTTGGAAGTCCAGCAAAAGCATCTTGATTCCATGTAAAACGAATAGCAAGATAACATAAACCAGATAATTTGTGGTTGCTTCCCCATGATGATAATGTAGATAAAAGACTTGATGCAGATTGTGTGTCAGTTCCATAAAAAGGTTGTACTCTGATTAAACTTTCTTTACTTGAATTACTATCATTTGGGTCAGCTTTAAAAAAATTAGAATCAGAACTACTTACTTCAACTTCCGTTCCATCTGAAAAAGAAGATGCAAAAGTAACAACTTTATCATCTACTCTAATTTCTTCTATATCGTTTATTTCTCCCTCTGCTAAGACAATAGCCATATATAAATATTTATTATCTGTACCAGAAGTTTCTACAAATACTCTGCTTCCACCTGTTAGTCTTTCTCCAAAAATTACAGGAATATTAGAGTCATTAGATTGTTTGTTAATTAATATACCCCGTTCAAAATCATCAAATTGGTTTGTACCAAAATCTTCTATCTCTGGCATTTTTGGTCTTAATATCCAACTTAAAAAAAGACTTGTACCTATACCAAAAATAGGATTTTTAAATATTGGTAATTTTAAAATTGGTGCAATAGGCTTTATGATTTTTCGTATTATACCACCCATAACCAACTATCCCTTGTATTCTGTTTCATAATTTTTCTTATTTTATTATCATTATCTAATCTTGCCCAATGTATAGTTTTATTTAATCCTAATGTTTTAGCACTATTATTTTTAAGCCAACTCATTATTTGTCTTATGTTTTTTGTAGCAATAAAATCTATATGCAACATTATATCTCCACAATTCCAATCTTCAATAATTCCTGTTTTTAAAAAGTAATTTTCTGTTTGTTGATTTACAAATGCCCAATTAGTAAAACCATAAATACCATTATCTTCAAATAGTTTATATTGATTATTGTTAATACATTGTATTAAATGTTGATGTATTTCTTCATCAGTATTATCTTTGTATCTATTAAATGATTGATAAAATTTTATAATTTCATTCATTATTTTTTACCCCATTTAATATCTAATAAAGTTTCACTAGCAAAATCCATACCCTTATCTGCAATAAAAAATCTTTGTTGAGATGTATTATTAGTCTTACGACCATTCTTTTTATTAAAATCTGCCCAATGAGATACAATAGATAATGATAATATGCTTGATGTATCTTGCTCTTGTATTTCAAAATTTTCTATACTTCCTTTATAAAGTAAAAAAGGGTCAGCAATAATACTATTATCATCTGCTAATAAACCTCTATGAATAGTTACAACATCATTAATAACATTCTCGTTTAAAACTATTGAAATAAATGTTTGATCTGCACCAGATAAGGTTAGGGTTATACTTGATTTACTAACATCTGTTTGTTCTGTAAAATCTGATATTCCTAAAAAGAAATTACTAGCAGAATATGTAATAGATGAGCCTGATACTGATGATGTTAAATCGAATGAATTATCTGTGAAATTGACAGGAGTATTAAAACCAATAGATATAAGGTGGATTGGTCTAATATCATTTGTTGCTAATTCGTTCTTTATCGCTGTTGATAGGCTTCTCGTCATATTCTTCGTAATTAGTTTGGGTTACACTTTCTGTACCTTTTAACATAGTATATTCAAATTTGCTATTGGGTTTCTTATATTCTTTGAGATCATTAATTGAACTATCTATTTGATCTTCATTAACAATAATTTCAGCAATAAAATCGGCAGTTATCTTGTGGGTTATTTTATATTTCTTCATTAATTAAAGTGCTTCTTCTACATCAAATTCAAATTGATATAAAGCATTACCATCTTTATCTGCACCAACAACTCCAAATTCTTGCATATCGTTTATTAAATAAACAGTAAAAGGAACACTATCATAAGTAACAACTTCATTATTTGCTAAAGCAGTTAATAAAGGTGGCTCTATTGTAAGTGTTGCTTCGTTTGAACCATCTGCTGTTACATCTGCAACGACCATATAAACTTTATCATGTCCAGCAAACTTAATAAAATCTCCAGCTTTTAATGTGCCTGTCATAGCATCAACAGTAATTGTAGTATCTCCAACTGCGTGAACTCCATTGACTAAAACAGTTCCACTTACATTACCTCTAGCAAGAGTTACTTCTGGTGGAATGATTGTAAAGTTTTCTTTTCCTGATCTTTGCTTAACTATAAAAGCCATTAACTCTCCATAAACATCACTTCTTTTTGCTGTAATTACTTTAGCAGTAAAACCAAATCTTTGATTATCTATTTGTCTAGCAAGTTTCTTACCAGATACAGTTTTTGATATAATAGTATTCTGTGTTGACTTTATTCCTAAAGATTCAAATTTAGCAGATGATATTGGAAAAGTACCTGACATTATATTAAGTTTCTACTCCCTCTTTCATTTACTGCATTATTAATTAGTTGTGTAATAGTTCCTCTTGATCTTACAAGTAATTCTTCAAAACCAGAAGCATCTACTGTGTTGATATTAAAATTAACTGTAGTAGCACCACCATTTCCTGTACCTCTAGCAGATTGTGTTATTTGTCCTGTCGAGTTTGGTACAAATAATTCAGCACCTTGTTCGCCTACTACGATTGGTTTACCTTTTGAAACTGCACCACCTTGAGCAAAACCTAAAAATGATTTTGCTATACCAAATAAAGAACCACCACGACTTAAAGAGGCTTGTTTCTGTTTTTCTCTAGTAATCATTTTTTCAATAGCAAGTTCTACACCTTTTCTTGCTACTATTTCTATTAAGGCAGTTAAAACAGAAGCTAATAATGTTCTTGCCATTTCTCTAAAACTTCCAAGTATTTTTTCTCCAAACACAATTGATTTTGCAAGAACTTCTGACATTTTTGTAATACCACTATTGATACCCTGTGCAATTGTTTTTTCTATATTTTTAAATTTGTCTTGTAATTCTGTAAGTCTTTTATTGTTAATTCCTTTTAGTTCTTCTGCTATTTTTTCAAAAAGATTTTTTTGTCTTTCTAATTCTTTTGTACTTTCTTCTAACTTACCTTTATCAATAGTTATTACAGGAGTTTCAGGTAAAGGTATTCCCAAAAATTCTCTTAAATCTTTATATAAGTCAAAAGATATTTCAATTGCTTGGTTTAAGGCTTCTAATGCTTTGGTTAATCCACCAACAACTTTTTGTAATCCTTTTCCTAAAGCCTCTGCAACAGGAGTTAATAATGTTAAAGTTTCTGATAAAGTGTTATTCATTGTGGTTAAAGCACCACTAAAACCAGCTTGACCGATTACATCTAAACTATTTCTAAATGCAATTCCTAAATTAGAAGATGAAGTTGATAAGTTATCTAATTTTTGTTGAGTTGCACCAGAGAAAGTTCTACCTAATGAACTCTCTAAAGCATCTAGTATTTTTCTTGCACCCTCTGTTGTTTGTCCAAACTGAGATATTTCTAATCTTGTTATACCTATTTCTTCTTCAAGTAATCTAAATATAGGTACACCACGATCTGCAATTTGGTTTAATTCTTCAAGACCTAAACCACCTTGAACACCACGAGAAAATACTCTTGTTAAAGCATCTAATGTTCCTAATTGATCTGTTGTTACAGACGCAGTATCAGTAAAAACTCTTAGTAGTTTTTCTGTTGGTTCGATACCTGATGCTTTTAATGTAATAAATGATGTTGTTAAATTTTCTACACTAAACTGTGATCTTAAAGCAAAGTCAGTAATAAAACTAAATGCCTCTGCACCTTGTCTTATTCCACCTGTTACAGATGCTAAAGAATCTCTTAAATCTTCAAAGTTAGATGCAACATTACCTATTGATCTTAAAGCTACTCCTGTACCAAGTGTAACGAAAGCACCTTTTAAACTAAATACAGCATTTTTAATTGAAGCAAGTCCACCTTTTACTGATCTTAAAGCACCTTTTGTTTTATCTTGTGCTAATATATTTATTTTTAAATTTGCCATTATCTGTGTCTTGCTTTCCTCATTTCAGATTCGTGTTGTTCTTGTTCTAACAACATAAAACCTATCCAATGATTATACTCCCAAACTTCCATTTTTAAAAGTTCGGATAGTGTTATTTTTAATCTATCTGCAACAATAAGTAAATTTTTTAATTCTATTGAATTTTTTAGTTTTTTTTTACTTCATCAGGAGTGATAGCAGACACCATAGCAGTAGATATTCTTGATAATATATCTGAATCTACTTTATACATTAAGGCAACTTTATCTTCTGGTTTGAAAAGTTTTTTACCATCTTTATCTAGTGCTTTCATAACTAGAATATCAGCAAGAATACTTACATCAGATAGATTATCTGATTTTTTAAAAAGTATGTTTTTTTCAGAAAGATTTATAGGATTCCAATAAATAACAGTAGATTTTCCATGCTCATCTTTCCATTCAGGTACTTCAATAGATTGAACACCTAAATTTTCAAAATGCGTTTTCGCAATATCAATAACTGACATAAATTAGGATTATACAGTTCCTATTGTTAAAGCACCTGTTCCTTGAAAAGTAACAGTTCTTGAAACGATTGCGTCCATTGAGTTATTAACTGACATTCCTGTAACAATTCCTGTTCCTGAAAAACTTCTGTCTCCACTTGCATTACCCTCAGGTAATAAAATGAAAGCTATTGAAGCACCAGCAACTAAGCTTGTTTGTGGGCTATCTGTTTCGTCAAAGTGCATTTCTAATGTTCCAGAGAATGAAGTTCGACCAGCAACAAATGATTTAGTAGCATCTGTTAAAGCTGTATCTTCTACAACATCTCCTGTAGTTTCAAGTGTAAATGATGTTAGTTCCCCAACACCAGTTCCACCAGCAGTAACTACGCCTTCTTTTCCGTGATGTGTTGCCATTTTTTATCCTTGTTTGATTTAGTTTGTTTAGTTTCTTTTTCTTGCTTATAGCCTAAACTTATAAAATGTTCAAGATTAGTTTCATTAATAACTATTTCTGAATTACCTTTATATAATTTAATATCCTTAGCCATAAGTCCTTTTACAGTTTATCATCTTCCTCGTCAATATCTTCTTCATCTTCTTCAAAATCATCTTCAAAATCTTCTTCCCAATCTTGACTATTATCTTCTTGATTTTCTTTTAATTCTGCTAATAAGTCTTTTACTTCTTCACAAAGCATAGACTCTTTGTCGTGTAATTTTTCTATTTGGTCTATTTTTTTTTCTATTCTATTTATAATTTTTGTTGTCATATTATCTCCTATGGTGTTCCAGCTTGATACTCATACATACATCTAATAGTCATTCTTATTCCACCAACAGGAAATAAAGTACCCTCGTCAGTTTCTACTTGTATAATTTCAGTATCAAGTGCATTACTATTTCTCGTAATATCAGTTTCTAATGCAGTTTCAATAGCTGTTATTAATTGATTTCTTTTTGTATCAATATTAGCTTCTGCACCTTTAACAAAACCAAGTATAAGAAAATCAATAGTGCCATGTCTTGTTTTAGCACCACTTCCTAATTCAGAATCATCTCTATTTTCTTCTGATGTTTGAACTATTACTGCTGGATATTGTTGCTCTGATAATTCATCTAAAAGAAAAGGTTGTCTAGTTGCTTTTCTAATTGTTATTGGGCTAGATATACTTGATATAGTTGATAGTAAATTACTTGCTATGTTTTCTCTTACACTCATATTCTAAACTTTCTTAATTCTTTTTCTACAAATCGGTTGAATTGTTTGTTTATAATCTTTTCTGTAGAATTATTAAAGCCAAAAAATTCTCTTTTAGGTGTACCAAGAACTTGATTAAATAATGCTTTCTTTCTTTCTTCTGCTCTTGAAAAACCCACTGACACTTTAAATTTTCCTGTTTTATTACTTGTTAAATTTCCTAACATTTTACCTGTATAAAATAAATCTACATTAGTTGATTTACCCTCTTTATTTAATTTTTTTAAGTAACCCTCTGAATATGGTGCAAAAGTTACACCTCTAAAATCAATTCCTTTTTGTGTTTTAGTTCTAATAATGTCAATTAATTGAAATCCAGCTTGTCTAATACCTTTATCTATAATTTTTGAAAGTCTATTTTCAAATTTATCAATTTTTTTAATTACTTCTTTTGAATTAGAATTAGTTTTTACAACAATACCTTGAGCAAATTTTTGTAATCCTTTTTTTATTTTACTGATTTCGCTTTTTGGTATTTCAGTTTGTTTTACGTCTTTTGATATAAGTTTTTTAATACCTATTCCTGTAGCAACTCTTTTAAGAATTAGAGGAACAGCCATTATCTATTTAATCTTCTAAATCCGTGTAAAGGCTCTCTTTCTCCAACTGAAATACTTGAGTTATCATCTGAATCATATTCAACACCAT